ATACTAGTTTGGTCAGAAGATACTATAATATCAGTACCCACAACTGCTCCAATTTTAGCTCCCTTAATAAACTGTTCTAGGTCTGTGCGCCTTTGTTCAGATTGTTCAAAACCTTCTCTATATTTATTAGCAGCTGGCATATAATGTCTCTTATATACTCGCATTTGTGCTTTAGTTAGAATTGCTCCTATCTGCCTGTCATCGTAGCCAGGTGATCCATACTCAAACAACTTGTCATAAAACAGTAACATGTTGTATTTCATCAAGTTAGGCGTCATAATTTAAATTTTTAATTTTTTAATTGTTCTTCTATAACTAGTTTTAAATTTATTACTTCAGGAGTATCCTTTGTAAAATATTCAAAAACATTTTCTAATTTTAATCCTACAAAAGCATTATTGTGTTCTACAATATACCCTTGTTTCTTTCTAACAATATGCTGCTGTTGTACAGCATCTAATACAAATAATTTAATTTTTCTTAGAGGGTCTTCCATTACCTCAATAAACTTATCTAATCCTGATACACCTTTAGTAGTTACTGTTTGGTCTTTAATTTTATATAGTTCACCTTTTAACCAATCTTTATCAGATTCTACATCAGGTTTCTTACCTAATAGTCTAAGGGTATCAATCATATCCTTCTTATTCTTCTTAAGTGTAAACATATAATCTTCAGCTTTATCCTTTTTCTTGGCTAGATTACTTGCTACAGCTTTCTCTTGTTTAGCATCTAATATCTGATACTGTCTCTCCATTATACCTCTCTCTGATTGAGATTTGGCAAATAAAGGATTAACTAATAATATTCTATACATTAATGCATCACTAGGATTCATTAAATCTAATTCTTCCCCCTCTTTAGATATTCTTACCCCATTTTCTCCCCAGAAATTAGGTTCAGTTACTTTAAATGTATATAAATTTAATGAGCCTTCTTTTTGGTCTAACAATACTTCAAATGCTTCTTGTTCACCTTCTTTTAAAAAAGGATTAACGTAAGCTCTCCTCTTACCATTAAAAGGTAAGGTATGTGTTTTGTAACACCCAGTAAAAGTATGTTCTCCATCGTGACCTTTTCTAAGTCCAGATTTTGCTCTTACTATAGGTTTAATTTGTACTTTCTTATCTTCAAGTACTAAATCTCTTAATTCTTTTAAACTTTTCTTTTCCATTTGCTTTTTTATTTTTACTAATTGCTGTTAGTAATTAAAATATACTACAGCACCCGAAGATGCCATAGTATTTTTATAATTGAGAATTCCAAATAAATTATTATTTATTTTATATACCACTAATACTCAGTACTATGAGATATTAGGTATCCATTCACCGAGTCTCATTGGATTATGTATCTTCACACCACACCAATCAGCACGGTGAATAGTATAACCATCTACACCACTAGCCATTAATTTAGCTTTATTTCCAGGTGTATAAGGGTCACGTAATCCAGGTACATAGCCAAATACTTCTTCTTGACCTTTAACACGTACCAATTGAATATTTGGATTCCCACTGGAAGTTCCAAAGTCCATGATAGTTAAACGGTAAGATTCTACAGTACCTCCACTTGGATGCATTGCTTTATTACGTACTTGGTCATCATATTCAGGAATATGAATAAACTCAAACCTAAGTCCATTAATATCAGCAAACTTAACAAATTGAGGGCGTGAATAAGACCACTTATTACCTCCACCTTTAAGTGTTTCCATCCTGTTATTCTGAGTACCATATGATAAGGCGTTAGCACCAGCATACTGCTCAATAGCACGAGATACCATCTTAAGTCCATGTTCCCCTGTTCCAATAACAAAGTTACGACTATCTTGAGGTAAACGGCCTACAGACAGATTAAGAGCAAAGTCTACAAGTGTTTCAACATTAAAGGTAGTGTAATAATGAATATTAGCAGCAGAAATTTGCTCACGCAATCCCATACCTGCTTTAATTTCACCACCTGCATCTCCTAGATTACCAAAAGTACCATCGGCACGTTGATTACCTTTACCAAAGAATAAAAGCCTTGCTTTTTCCCTACGGAATTGATTGTTAAATTCCCAGTCTAGTTTATTAAGCCAAGTTTTAGCTGTTTCAACTGTACCACCTTTATTGGTGTATTGCCAATTAAATGACACAGGTTCATTTTCACCTTTACGAATCATTTCTCCAGGAACAGTGTGCTCTTTACGTATCATTGAAATACGGTTACTCATCAAGAATGGTGAGTTAAAGCTTACATCAGAACCTTTCTTACTCATAAATTGCTCAGACAAAGAGTAATCTGCACTCCAACGAGTACCAGCAGTAATCTCTGCATAAGGAACATATAGTTCAGGGTCAGAAGTTACTAGTTCAACTTCATAATCCCAATTACCAGAAGCATTTTGGTCACCATCAGTACGTACTAATAGGTGGTACAAGTCTGGTTTTTCACCTACAATAACATGAGTCTGGAAGAATAATCTTTCAGCAAATGTCATAATAAATCTTTCTCCATATTTACCAAAGACTGATGCTGCTGTTACAGCATTTCCTAATAGGTCTGTGGCAGCCTGAAGTGGTATGTTTTTAGAGTCAGCCCCCATTAACATCCATTGGTACTCTCTGTCATCTGGGATGTATAATGTTGGATAAGAATTAATCTTACTAACAATATCATCCTGCAAGTTTACCTTGTAAATAGTATCAATAAAACCTCCTAGTTTTATTGGTGTGTCCCCAAATAGATTAACGAGGTTATTGGCTGAGGTTAACCCCGACCAGCTTTTACCCTCATACTTTATCGTTGGAAACGAAGCAGTAGTTAAAGCCATAATTATTTATAATTTTAAAATTAGTTTTTATTGTTGTCCCCAGAACTGTGTGCTCTCTCTAATAGTATTAGCTAAATCTTGGTCTGAACCAGGTTTTCTAATATTTTGTTTAGATGTTTGAGCTGTATCACTCCTTCTAAGAGCCTGTTCTAATTCTGTGAAAGCACTTTTTTTACCAGCACTATTAAATGCTGACCAGTCTTTAAACCCATTAGTATATTCAAATATAGCATTAAGAGCTATTTCAAATTTTATAGGGTTCTCCATTCTAGCCTTAGCTATTTTATTAATAGGCTGACCTGTTTGTGGGTCTACATCAACGGGACTAGTTAAATTTTTATAGATTTTATCTTTCATTACAGTATTAAGTTTAACTCCTGTAATAATTTCTTCAGTACTATCTAAAGCTTTTTTAAAATCTTCTAAAACTTGTACTCGTTGTTGTTCTTGTTGCACTTGTTGTTGGGCAGCTTGTTGTTTAAGTTGTACTTCTTTTTGTGCATTAATTTCTTTTAATCCTGTATAGTATTTTTTACTTTCTTCTTCTAAATCACCTGTAGATTCTAATCTTTCAATAGCTCTATCTATAGTACTATCATCAAATTGTGTAGACTCCCTATAATATTGTTTAACAATATCTTTCTGTAAACTATCATTATCTACTAATGATTCTTCTGTAATTCTACTTAAATTAAATGCTTGCTGCTCTACAGATAATAAGTCATTTAAAGATACTCCATTATCTATATTATCTTGTAACCATTTAACTCTAGGATCTAAATTTTCCTTGTACTGGTTATTCCCGTAGTTAATTTCATCCTGTATTGCCTTAATAAGACTCTCTGGTTTACCATCAAAATCTTCTAAGTTTAAATTCGGAGTTGCTCCCTCTTCCACTAGCAATTTAGCAAATGGAGTGAAAAGAGAAGAATCTTGAGTTTCTTGGGAAGAGGGAGTCTCCTTTTCTTCTTCTTGTGATTCTTCTTGGTTAGTCTCTTCAGTTTCTTGCTGCTCTATATCCTTTTCAGGAGTAATATCTCCTGTTTCTTCTTCTTCTGGGGACATTAATTCCCCCATCTCTTGTAATGCACTTAAATCTATTGACTCTAGTGGATTAAATTCTTCTTGTTCTAAATTCTCTTCTGCCATTGCTATATATATTTTACAAAATTAACATTAAATTTTTATATCTCCAAATTTTTTTGCATTTATTTTAGTTACCTATGAACCTTATAGACACTTTCTATTAATTTTTAATCCATTATTCTAATTATTGGTTGATTATCTATTATAATTCCACAAGATATTACAGATTTTTTAGGGAAGTTTTTGGCGTATTGCATACCATAAGATTCTTCATCTACACCACATCCTACTATCATACCCCAAATAGTCTTCTCAGGTAGCTTATGATATATAATATTAGCTTCTGAGTGTAAGTGACCTATTACTACATTCTGGCCTAAGTTTAAAGCTCTCCTATAAGCGGCTGTAACTCCTGAGGTTCCTGTACCATGTGTATAAGTGGTATCATTAATTGTATAAGATTCTTCATATTCCCAATTAGGTACACCTAGTACATCTGTAAAGGATTTCATCCAAGGAGATGCTATACCCACACCAGCAGCTAATTTATAAGGCCTTTCATCATGATTACCTCTAACTACTTTTACATTAGGAAATACTTTATACCATTCCTTCAATTTTCTTTTAGTATATTTTAATTCATCTCCTGGAGAATATGCATCTGGTACTGATGGATGAAAACTAGTTGCATGAGCATCTATTAAATCTCCTATATGTATAACTGTATCACAATCATACTTATCATACTGAGCCTTACAAAATTCTAGATAACCCTCTTTCTCATATGGTAGATGTGTGTCTGCTATTACTAACACCTTTTTAGGTATTTTATATTCTTCTAAAGAATTCATAAAAGTATTAAATGATTCTTCAGCTGTAATAGGATTTTTAAATATTTTTATTTCTGGTCTATAATGTTTTTTACTTCTTATTAATTTTTTAGCTTTTTTAATGTCTTCTTTTGTACAATTCCATTTTTTACTCAATAATCCTGCACCATTTGTTAGATATACAGGATTTTTTTCAAATTTACTTATTATCTGTGTTATTGTCATGTATTAAAAATTGGTTTATAACTTTTCTTTCTTTATCTGAAATATTATAGTATTGGGTAGCGGTACTATCTATTTGAAAGTATATAGTAACACCACCTTCTACAAATTTAATTTTGTTAATATTAGAGAAATTGTGATAGACTCCTCTTAAATATAACCATTTCAATTATTTAGTTGGTTTAGATGTAGTTTGTTTTTGAATTTTAGAAATAGATTCGGCAGATTTATTATGTCTTACTGTCTCACTAATCTGCTGTTGTTTTAGTCCTAAGTCTTTATCCTTTTGTTGTGTATCAGAAGTTTGTTTCTCCTTCTGTAAAGATAATTTCTCCTGTTCCAAAGTAGTATCTTCATCTGGTTGCATACCAGCTATTTGAAGCTTAGTTTCAGATTCTTTATTAATTTCATAATATTTTAAATCTCTCTCTGCTTGCTTATCTTCCAACTGGGATTTATTAATAGCCTCAGAAGATTCAATTTGTTTCTGTGACATCTCCTGCTGACGTTGTTGTGCAAGGGCTTCTTCTTCTTCAATAAGTTTGGCCATTTGAGAAATACTATCACTTCTAAGAACTTTTATAGGTAGAGTCATAGAACCACCATTCTGTACATATGCGTGAGATAGTTGCTCTATAGTACTTCTAATTTTTAAATCATCAGAACTATCTGTGATAAATAAGTCATGCTCACTGGAAGCAAAATCTTCACCATTAACATCCATACTAACTCTAGACATATCATCCATTATAAAAGAAATCTTTTTAGACTTTTTATTCTTCCATAATTGTTTAGCAGTATCTAATAGGGCCAACAATACCCTTTTCTTAGTTTCATCGTGTATGAAAAACCACTTTTCTGTAATATGGCTAGATTGAGTTACTGCTCTCTCTACACCACCTACAGTTTCTCTATTATCAATTTGACCTTGTCGTTGGTCATTAACACCTGCTATAGTACCCATTTGATGCTCTATATATTGAAGCATCTGAATAATTTGCTGAATATAGTTACCTGCATTAGAATCTAGTACCTTACCACCACCACTATTCCATTGTCCAGCTACTTTACCTAATGAAGCACCTTTTTTACCTTCATTAAAGGAATCAACAATACTCCAACCCAAAACTTCTGCATAATACATCCACATTTCTGTATCCCACTCATCTGGTTTTTTAGAAGTATCTAATTCATATATAGGGCCTTTATACTTGGCTATAGCAAGCTCAAGCCTTCTCATATAGACATTA